GTAGTGACAGAAAGTCACCACCTGTAGTGACATCCTGTCCCCCTAGTAGTGACAGAAAGTCACCCAATAACAATATAGATCAATATAATAACAATAATAATCAATCTAACATCAATAGCTCAGAGCCTGAGCCTGAGCCGCGCGTGAAGCGTGGCATCCTTCAAGATGGCTTTGAGTGGTGTGAGAGGTGCAAGCAGAACGTGAGCATGGATGAGCCCCACACTTATCCACACTCTAAACTCATCTGCTCTGAAGATCAGCCGACGCCTGAGCAGGTCAAGGCCATGGAGTGGGATCGAGCTTGGGGAACTCATCAAGAGCAAGTGATCAAGCCAGAGCCTAAGCCCATGATCGAGCGTCAGGAGGGTAATTTATTTTATATTGATGAGATTCATGATGAGCTCGACTACAAGCGCCAAGTCTTGAAGGTAGTAGGTCAGCCTGACACGCAGCTCATCAGACAAGCCCTGTGGACACGCCAAGGCGATGATCTCTATCAACAGATGAAGAATGAGCTCATAGCTCCACGCTCAGCCATTGATTGGGTCATGCTCCAAGCTGGGCGTGAGGTCACAGCGCCCACACCTCCACCACCTCCAAAGCCTTCACCTGTGAGGACTGTAAGCGTTGAGGAGCAGATGAAGATAAGGCAAGCTGACCTAGCATGGATGAGCGGGCAGACGAACAATGGAGACAGCAACACATGGTGATCGACTACCACGGCCTCAACGCTGAGAACTTCCCACCCTCAGAGTGGGTCAGCTCCTCAGGCTACCTCACAACCAACCCCCTACCTTACTGTGATGAGTGTGCTGCTCATGATGGGTGGGTCTATACTGAGCGACAGGCAGACATCGCGCCCACGGCTAAGCGCTGCCCAATCTGTCACCCGCTTAGGAAGCGCCTCCAACACCTTGAGGATGCAAAGCTCCCCTATGTGGCTCATCAGCACACCCTCAATGATTATGAGTGGGACAGCCCAGAGCAGAGGGAGCGCGTGGGCGCTGTGCTCGATTGGATACATGGCCACTCTAAACCCATAGACAAGCCAGCGGTCATGTTGTGGGGAGCTCCTGGGAACGGAAAGAGCACCATACTCCACATCCTAGCCAAGCACGCTGTGTTTCAAGGCAAGCGCGCCCTCTTCCTCACTCATGAGGGTTGGTTTACTGATCTCAGAGCATCATGGAAGGCTGAGGGGCTCAACCTCCATCAGATACTTGAGCGTGTTGACCTCCTCTGTCTTGATGAGCTTGGAGGGCTTGGAGGTGGTGGGCGCTGGTCTGATTGGTACAAGTCACAGACTAGAGAGATGATAGGCGCCATCTATGACAGGTGGGCGGCTAAGAGTCTCGCTGTGGTCTGTACTAGCAACCTCACGCCGCGCGTCATCACTAAAGACCTGTGCGACAATAACAGCGCTGTCAGGTCAAGGCTTGGCGCCATCTTTGGGAAGCCTGTGAAGATGATAGGCCATGACAGGCGCGCAGGCGTGGATGATGGGTGGGGATGATGTTTGTTGCTAAGGTCGCCTACAGGGACGCCGTGACCTTCTACTCTGCCCATCACTACCTAGGTGGTGTGTCCCTGAGCTCATCTTCATGGGGCTTGTATGAGCTTGAGGAAGGCTCATATAACCTGACCGCGTGCTGCTCCTTTGGTGCTCCTGTTAGCGAGAACCTAAGGGCCTCAATCTTTGGGGATGAGCACAAGGATAGAGTTAAGGAGCTGCAGCGCTTGGCTAGGTCCTCAACATGCTCTCACCCTATGTCAGCCTTTGTGGCTCGCGCCATTCGTCACTATGTAAAGGAGCGCGCTGAGAAGTCACAGCCTGAGCTTTGGGCTCTGGTTAGCTTTGCTGACAACAACCAGGGACATCATGGGGGAATCTATCAGGCCATGTCTTGGCTCTACTGTGGCTCAGTTACCGCCACCATTGACACCTTCAAGGATGAGTCTGGGCGGGCGCGTCATAGGCGTCAAGATGGTCAAAACATCTCCAAGGCTAAGGCTCAAGAGCTTGGTTGGTCACACGAGCGCATCAAGAGCACCAAACACAGATACCTTAAACTTTTAGGCTCAGGGCGTAAGGTCAAGCGCCTAAAGCTACAGTTAAAGCTTCAGACCTCCTCTTATCCTAAACCTCAGCGCTCAGATACAGTAAGCCAAGAGGCGGCTCATCCCATCCACCTCCATGACTAGCTCTCTGACCGCGCTCGCATAGTCCCTTATCTCTGCCTGGGAGTGAGTGGCTAGCCTGAGCTTGAGGAAGTGAATGAGGGCATGGAGTGAACATGTCCAATAACACTCTGACATGAGGCTGAGCGGAAGCACAGCGCGCGCTTGCTCCTTAGCCACCCCGACCTTGAGCAGCTCCTCATAAGCCTTAAAGGCTCCCTCAATCGCCCTGTCATAAATGATCTCAGCTCTAAGGGCGTCATCCTCAGCCATTGGCCCAGCGCTCCCTTGTTTGATGTGCTCAGCCCCTCGCCTCCACTCACTAGGCTCCCATGCCTCATGATCAAAGCGCACATATCGCCCGCTGATCTCATTCCAAGCACAGCCCACCTGGTGCTTCATCCATTGTCTCAGCACAAAGATGGGAGCTCGTACATGGAATTGAAATTGAACATGCCTAAATGGAGAGGTGTGCTCATGGATCCAAAGGTAGTGGACAAGCTTCCAATCCTTCTCATTCATCTCCTCTGAGCGCTTGCCAAGGCTCACGCGCGCTGCGTTGACCACGCTGAGCGGATCACCCATGACATCAACCAATGTCACACCGCCTCCGCCTATTGTTTTATAGTTCTCCATCATGTATACCTCTCTGTGTGTTAAGGGATCGAGGGCTTGAGGGTGGCCATATTGCCTCCTCTCTGCTCCTCACTAACCCATTGATGGAGAGAGACTATGAATCATATTATTCTGATTGGCAACGTTGGTAGGGACCCAGAGGCGCGCGGCGCTGACGGTGGCATCACCAAGTTTAGCTTGGCGGTGGATTCACGGAAGAAGGGCGGCGAGAAGGAAACACAATGGTTTAACTGTGTGGCCTTCAGGCGTACCGCTGAGTCAATCCGCAACCATGTGAAGAAGGGTGACACGCTCGCCATTACAGGCAAGCTCAAAACCAACACATGGGAAAAGAACGGCGTTAAACAGCTTGACGTTGACGTGGTGGTAGACACTTGGCAGTTTGTTAGCTCTAAGCAGACAAACGAGCGTAACCCTATAAGCAACCAAGGCCCAGCTACTTGGTCACCTGATGGGAGCTCATGGCCTTAACTTGATGGAGCTCCCTGAGGGAGAGGATTGACTTGATGGATGACAGAGAGAGACAGAGATTGATGGGCGAGCGCCTAGTAGCTATGCGACCCCTGCTCATGCTTCACATGGCTAACCGCTTCAGACTTGAGGAGTGGGACGCTGAAGAGATCTATTCTGAGACATGTGTTTACATGCTTGAGCGTGGTTATCAGCTCATCAGGATGGATCATTGTTTTGACGCTGCCATCATGAACACCATGAAGCGGCGCGCGCTCAATCACATCAGAGATGCACAAAAGAGAGATCAGCGGGGGACCACCAACCTAGGCCACATTGGTGAGCACTCCACCCTCTGGGCTGATGGTCAGCAGCAAGAGGCTGAGTGGATCTATCAAATGGACAAGGAGGGCTTGGAGAATCGAGCCACCCACCCCTATGAGAGGATGGCCATGACACACCTCCTTGATCATCAGAATCTGACTGTGAGGACAACCGCTGACCACTATGGAATCAATGTAAACACCCTCTCAGCATGGGTGAGGCGAGCTAGGCAGCATCTAAGGGACTATCTTGATGAGTAAGACAGACGATTTAAAGGGGTTGGCAGCGCGTGAGGCGGGTGACGTTGAGGTCCTTAATAAAGAATCTCAGACCGACAACGCGCGCGCGCGAGACGCTAGGTGGCCACGCTTCCTAGACATGCTTGAACGCCTCAAAGATGGCCAGTCAATCCGTGGAGCTTGTGGCAGCTCACGCTTCCCACGCGCCACGCTTTATGAGTGGATGGATGATGACCCTGAGGTCAAGAGCTTGGTTGACCTCGCTCAGGATGAGGGGCTTGGGACTATCGAGGTGGCCATGATGCAAGCCACCTCTCAGAGTGATGACAAGGATTGGCGAGCGCTGTCATGGATGATGGCCCGCCGCTTCCCTCAGGAGTATGGTGACAAGAAGGAAGTGGAGATCACAGCCAAGAAAGCTGACGGAATCCCTGAGGTCATCGCCATGATTGAGCAGACCAATGAGATTGTAAGCTCAGATGAGGATTAAAGCTCACCCCCTCCCCCGCGCTTCACAATTACACCGTCAGGAGCTCCACGCGGGGAAGGCAACAAGCAGCCGAGGACAGATATGACACACCACCCTCTCAAAATCAACCGCCCTGTGTTGGCACCTGCTTGGACTGAGCAAGACAGGAAAGCTGCCACCACACGAATTCACAACAGATTTCAAGGTTTACTCATCAGCATCATTGAGAGCGCTAGGTGGGGTAATTTCCATGAAACACCCAACCCTCTTGAGGCTCATCACCCTCAATGGCCTGACCCTGGCAAGTACGTTGATCTCATCCTAGCCAAGCGTGACGCTGAGGTGGTGGCAGCGCTTGAGGTCAAGACGCGCTACGTCAAGCTTGAGGACCTAGCCAAGCCCTATGACATCATGGGTCAGGTGTTGGAGGGGATGGGCTCACGCCTCCTTGAGCTCCAACAGGCAGCAAGGAGCGCTGACGCTTTGTGGATTGTGGCCCTTGGCATCTATCGAGCGCCACCACAGAGCACAACCCTCCACCACTCACAGCCCTTCAGCGTCTTTATGGTGTGGGGCCGTGACGTGGGAGGGATGCAGTCACCTATGGGGCGTGGGTTTTGGAGCTCCTTGGGTGAGCTCGACCGCGCCATGGCGGGCATGATTAACCCTCATGACTTTTGGAGCGTGGTGAGCTTGCCTAAGTCTAAGCCTCAACCTAAGCCAGCCACTCCACCTCAACCCGCTCCACCTCC